TCCTAGGGTACCGTTCACCATTCCTAACACCGCAAAACTGCCCAAGAAAAGGCACTCGCATTACAATCGCCGTGAGGCGGCCGCTGAACGCGTAGTCGATGCAACTCGAGACTACGGCGATCACGTCTATGATGACAGCGGCCGCCTCCGGCTCGTACCAGTGCGACCTTTCCACCCCGTGGTTGAGGGCTTCCGCCTTGATGACGCTCCTAGAATCAATGCGGAGGTCCTCGCCCCGGTGGACCAATTGGGTCCGGTGCTCTCTCAACAAGTACCGGTCGTCACTGGCAATGACTTTGAGTCAATGTTAGCCGCCTTCAATAAGCGGTGCAACTTCCATAGTGACGAGAGAGTTTGCCCCAGTATTGTGAAGGAGGCCAAGAAGCTTGCCTCCCTCGTCTTCCCGAAGTTTGAGTCATTCGATTGGACACAGGACATCTATGATCGCTGGGTGTCCAAGTTCCCTCCTGACAAACAGAATCGCATGGCGCTCGCCATCAACAAACTTCACGATGTGGACTTCCGCTCCCTTAACACCAAGTCACTCATGGTGAAGGGAGAAGTGCTCTTAAAACGGAATGACCCATCATGGGCACCGCGTGTAATTTATGTGGGTTCTGACGAATACAACGTCCTCACAGGTCCGCTTATGGATGAGTTTAATAAGCGGCTGCACAACGCGTTAGACGAGTTCTCGGACGACAGTGTTGAAAAAATCATTTTCGCCTACACCAAGCAAGACCACGAGGTTGCTAACGCTCTCGCTGGGTGCGATAGGTACGTAGAAGGCGACTTTTCCGCGAATGATAAGAGCCAACTGTCTGATGTTTCCGAGATTTTTGCACACTGGTTGAAGTGTTCTGGAGCTCCTTTGTGGTTCCGGCGCTTTTATATACAGAATTCCAAGTCGTTTCGCGTACGTTCTTATGACTATGGGCTCAGTGCCACCATTTACCACCAACTCGCAACTGGTGGCACTGACACCACGGGCCGCAACACGGTCTGGAACATATGCCAATGGTGGAGTTTTGTGCGGAAAATGAAATATAGAAGAACCAGAGCCGCTGTACTTGGCGACGATCTGGCGGCCGGCGTGTTCGAAGAAG